CGCTTATGGTTATAATTGGACACATCATGTATATATCTAGCTATAAAAAAGAAGGGATTTCTAGAGTAATACTCTTCATTAAGTGCACCTCTTTTTTTAGCTCTATCTGGAGTGCCATTATGTTCCCAGAAGTTCATTATTTCAGAAAATCTCATCTCTGGTGTATCTTTAGTGTTTTGATACATGTAGTCATTAACCTCACCCAAATGTTCATGTATCCTAAGTAGATGGTGTGGCATATAGCCAAGTTTATGCTCCAAACTATAAGATAGCTCTTCAGTAAGGCCTAAATCTCGTACATCCTGTCCATTTAGATCATATTCACGTCCAGTTACGTCCTTTTTCTTTTCGTTTACCTCTAAATCTATGATCATATTCTTAAGTTTCTCTAAATAGGCATGTAACCCTCTTTTACCTCCTTCTTGAGCATCTATCTTCTTTGCAACTTCCATCTCCATCCTAAGACCATTAATAGTAACCTTTAATAGGTCCTTTCTAATTTCACTCCAAGCATTGCGAACTTCCTGAGCGTTAGATTTCATATCTGCGCTCCAGTATGTGCCATCAGCCCTCTTTAGCTGGTCAATAGGCATTCCCTCCATAACATCTCTTAAGCCTAGATAGAGATCTCCCGCAGCCGTCCTTCCTTTTACACCTTTTAGAGTGCCTAGAAACTCAACAATTTGCTTTTCTACCTTATTAGCAGTAGCCTGATCTGGGGCTGACTGAAGTGCTGCTTCTAACTTTAAAAGTGCAGTAGTATCCACTCCAAACTCTTTAGCAATCTTCTTTACTCCACCACGTATTACCTCTAATGATGCTTCATTTGTCTGATTATGTCTACGCTGAAATGCAACTACTTCCTTTATTTTCTTGGCAGTTTCTCTACCTTCGGGTAAGAATTGAAGCTTTTCTTCTAACACCTTAAAGTTAACGTATGCAGAATTGCCAAACCCCTTACGTATATTCTTCTCCCAAACTTTCATATGGTCATTAAATACACTTACATCACCAGGAGTAATCATATGAATATTGATATCTTTATTTGTAGCTTCCATAAATCTGTCGGTAAAGACCTCAAAATTATCCTTCCAACCCATAGTTTGCATGACTTCACTATTTTTAAATCTTCTGGAAGCCTTAGAAAGCTCTGCCATAGAACTGTCTATTGTCTCGTGATCAACAAGTGTTGGTGGATTTTTACACTTCAGCCAATTGTTTATTTTCATCCTATACTCCAAAGATAGTTATTTCTTGTTATAGTATCCAGTGATCCTTTCTTAGAGGTCACTATGGTATGCGTTTTGGCTATATATACGCTGCTATCAGAGATATAAATAACTTTTTGACCTGTAAGCCGACCTAAGGTCCTTTTAGCGCTTTGCATGTTGTTTTTACTACTTACGTATACCATTGTGCCATCAGACCAAGTATTAAAGACAGAGAAGTCTTTGCGTCTTGCCATTTTACGTTTAATTCTAGGATCGCTAGACTGATAGCAAAAGCTTTTCAAAATATACCTATAGGGTAGGGCACCTTTTTATTTACAATCTCAAAGATCGCTATATATAAGGATTTGTTTTCGTTATTTTCGATTTCTATTTTTGACATCCTTGTCTATACCTTTCAAGTATTCTTTTAAGTCCTGCATCATGGGTTTCAGCCTTAGCAGGAGATTCACCGTAGTTACCAAAGTGTCTCTTCTGAGAAAAACTATGCATGCCAAAGATCTCTCCCATAGGCACACCGGATCTGGTGTTTTCAGATATAATTTTGCCAAGTTTATGCATATCTTGAGGACTAATAAGCTTACCTTGGCCTATAAAATCACTTATAATACCCAATGCTTCAACATGGGCTACAGGATCCTTGCCATTCCCCTTATATATATCTACATTAGGCTGAACATCTTTCATATTCCTTTGCTTATACCAATCCTGTCCTTGTATCCCTAGATCTAATACAACCTCCATTTCTGGTTTTGATAATGCTAGATGTGATAATGCAGTCCTACTGGCTATCTCTTTCATTAACTTTGATGCTTCCTGTGAAGTCATAGTATTCTGTTGTGAGAATTTTTCTCCAGTACCAACACCCATAAGATAACCTTCTACAACCTTACTTTCAATAGCATTTTCATAATATTTATTGTCATTGATACGTGTACCATCAGGGCTTTTCTGCTGCACTATAACGTCTCTATTGATAGATGGTGCCAACATTTGCCATATAATTCCCTTTCTCATAAGCTCTGAGTCAACACCGCTCCTATAATGCCCATTTAATATTCTATGGAGCTCTCCTTGAGCCCTTATTGAGTACTCTCCAGGTGTTATTCTTTTTGCCTTTAAATCATCTTTATGTATTTGAAGTTTTTCCCTAAAGATCTTCATAGCTCCAGATAGTACCGCTTGTTGTCCACTATCTATTGTAATTCTACCATTTGCTGTGTCTATAAATGGCAGATCATTAAATGCAAGAGATCTAGATTTAAGATAAGTTTGTTCTTTCACATCAGCAAGCTCAAACCTCTTCCCAGACTGTATCAACATATCTGTCTTATATATATTTTGCTTGTTAGACTGACCTACCCTTATCACTTCCTTAATTTTTCCCTCCTTACTCCAGACAACTATAGGAGCAGTCCTTGCAACAAAGGCTTCTTTCTTCACTGTTTCCTTTGGAGACCAAGATGGTTTCTGATTATCTTTATGGTATTCTGCACCCATTCTTATTTCGGCATCAGCTATTAGTTCTTCATAAAATAGTATCTTCTTCTCAAGGTCCTTAAGCTTTTTAGCATTTACTTCGCGTGGCTCTGCTGTATAATATTCTTGTGTGTCCTTTAAGTTTGCTAACCTTCTAGTAGCACTCATATACTTTGCATAGTCATGATCCTTTTGAACATGATTCCATAACCTGTTGCTATGTACGCTAAGTACATCATATGTGTCAGCTTCTACGCCCTTCTCATTAACACTAAGCAACCCCTTCTCTGCCTTTAATAAAATACTATTAGTAAGGCTGAGTCCATCACTATTACGAGCGCTTTCTGCCTCATTCCTAATTTCAAAGAGTTGTTTCATAGCCCTGTCAAATGGATTTTGACTAGTCTTTGTAATATATTCCCTAAGAGACTTCATACCTATAGATAAATCAATTGACTCTCGACGGTCTCCGGCTTTGTCCTTTCCAGATATCCATAACTCCTGATTCTTGCCATAAGCACCTATTTCAAACATAAAATCCGACCAACCATTGGCTATATCATCTAGCTTAAGTCCTCCCAATGCTTCAGGATCAATTGACTCACCCCTATTATGTCTTAGGTATTTTTTAATCGGAGAAAGTATATTATACTTTATTATATCTCTGACTGCAGGATCTTCAAGAACGCCTTTCGACTCAATGCCATTCTTGTCAATTGTTACTACTTCAAATAGCCCATTAAATCTAAGCATCTGACCAGAGTCATCTATTGGCTTTTTAGAGCCAAGCATCAAGTCGTCAATAACCTCTGAAAGGACATCAGTATTCATAGTCTTCTTATAACTATCTATAAATAGCTTAACCCAATGCGTTATCTGGTCAACAGACTTATAGTATGCTGAATCTGTTTTTGCCCTTATTTCATATGTTTTATTTCCTACGGTATGTTTAGCAATTGTACCATTGTTAGGAAAGGCATTAAGGATATAGCTTGCGACATTATGAAGCTTGACAAACTGGCCTCTTGCTAACTCAACATTTTCATGATTTAGTAGCCAAGATCTTAGACTGGCATTGAGATTGTCAGTTTTACTCATGTCTACATTAAGCTTAGCAACAATCTCATCAGCCCATGTATATGAATCCATTGATGTTTTTAGACCGCCATTAGCAGCAGCATGTTTGAATACATCTTTAGGAGCTGACTGATAAGAACTGGACTTATCAAAATCATGGTCAGCATCTTGTGTCCTTAAAACATCAATAATATTTGCAGCTGATGCATTTCCATCCCCACTATCCCTTACATCTTTAACCTTAGTAAGTAAAAAGTCATTCATGCTATTCCTAGGCTGTCTACTTTGTGCGTTAACTATGTCCCATTTTAATTCACTTTTAGTGCTGCCCTCTGGGCCTAGCGACTTCAATACATCCCTATAGGTATGTTCTGGACCTATTCCATCCATGATAGTATTATAATCCTTAGCTATGCCCTCTAAAATACCGACAGCTATCATATCTTTAGTTTTAGCGTTACTGGCTTGAGAATCACCACGACCTCTATATGCTAGGTCTATAGCATTTTCACCATCAATAAACCATCCATCTACAATATACTTAAGCTCCTTACCATCTGGAAGTACAACTATGTCAGCCTCCTTTATAGACATGTTACTCTTTGGATCTGCATATCTTACACGTGTTGCTAGTGTTGACCCTACATGTTGTAGATGATTATCAGGAGTTGAGACATTAAACTTTTTATATATACTGCTCATGTCAAAATCCGATGCTACATATCCACCTATTATTCTTTGACTACCGCCAGTCCTTACAGGCAAATCCATTTCCCCTATTTTAGTCATAACGTCTGGCATCATAGCATTGTAAGAGGAGTTTGGAACTGAATTGGTAGCTATTTTACCTCCCTCAAAAAAGAACTTAAACAATCTGTCAAAGGCTACATCCTGCAAGTGTGGCTGTAGAATTAGGCCACTCTCTTGTAACATAACTTCATATGGTAGTCTATCATATTGCGCATCACCAACATCACGACCCCTCATCAAGAGCTGTTCTAATACATGCGCTGCTGCATACTCGCTATTCCTTGATGAAATCAACAGATCTTTAAACTGCTGGATACGTTCATGAGAATTCATCCATTCCTCTATGCCTATACTGTGTGGAAAATGTACTCCAGTATTTGATCCTACCGTACCTAAATGCTCCCTACTTATATTATTTGTTACATGAGTATCATATGGAAGATCTAAATATGAACCATCTTTATTACCTTGAATGATACGTTCTTTAACTATTTCACCTATGCTATTACCTTGATGCATTGATGGCTCAGTCATTCTTGAGATAACTTCTCCGGTCTTATTTTCTCTATACTTATTAATCTTGTTACCACTTTTAAAGACAACTCCATCCATTCCTTCTGACTCAAGGTACCCAGCTATCTCTTTATCAAAAAACATAGCAGTTTTATTATAGAATACAACCATTCTACCATTATTATCAACAGATACATGCACTCCCTTAGGCTTTAATGCACCTATTTTAGACATATTAATATTCCCATCTATAAACCACTCTGGTCTAGCACCCATTTTTGCAAGCTCAATATTAAATGCTTTCCGAGTTAAGAAGGTTGCTGAATTAACAGATGAGACATCCTTATCAATCTCTGAAATCATTTCTGCTTTCTCAGCCTCAGTTATAATTCCGTCTTTAACATATCTATCATAGACTCTTTCGGCTATATTCCTTACGGTTAAAGTACCAGCTTCATCATTTATAGGTATATATCTTTGTCGCTTCGTAGTAATATCACCATCTGGTGCTATAGATTTTAACAGATTGTTCATATCTGCAAATATATTACTATGTATAGCCCCTCTTTCATATGAATGTAATAAGAAGTCATAATAGTCTTGAGTTAACATTTTACCCTTATCTAGATGTGTCATCTTACGTCGCTTTATAGCATCTAACGACTGTGAATAATCCATAGTGGCAGAAGTCTCAAGAACTATGTGTGGCATATTCAAAACTGACCAAGTATAATTTAATGCATCCTTCAACTGGTCAACTGTCATATCAGATGTGAACTTCTTTGATAACTCTGCAAGTCTAGCATTGCCCTCAGCACTAGTTCCCTCTAGTATTTTAGCAAGCTCCAAATACATTGTCCCACCTTCTTTATAGGCATCCTGTATTTTAATCTTAGTTTCGGATATAGGATAAAGAGCACTTACTTCTCCAAATACTACTCTCATAAGCTTTCTTTTTTGGTGCATCTCTATTTCAACACCTTCAGCCTGTGCCAATACTAAGCTTTCATTCCTAATATTATCTATACCCAATCCACTTTCCATATTAGCATCAATAGATGCTTCTTTATCCCTGTTTAAAGGGGCTTTGCGATTGACACCTAGTGCGTCCGTTGTGATAATATCCTTGCCGAACTTGTAATAATCATTATTCAAGTCCAACTTATTGTTTATGCCATCAAGGCCCAATCTATCACTTGGCATTACAAATGCTTCTCCAAGCTCGCCTAGTTCATTCTTTAACTGAATAGTTTTAATCTTCTTTCTAAAGACTCTATTGCCTATCATCTGTATAGAATCAGTAATAAGATCGGCTTGATTTACTTTTAAACCTGCTCCAATAGCAGACTGATTGGCCAATACTATTAGGTTGTCAAAGGAGTTTATTACTTCAACTACACCACCCCCACCAGGATTATGATATGCTTCATACGCATTGGCCATAACTTTCTCTATTAAATGTGGATACATAGCGTACTTGGTTTGAAACTTTTGTGGGGAAATATTTATTTCCATAGAATGCTGCTTATCTGGCAGGTTCTTGCTTTCTGAATTGATTTCACGCTGGATAATCTCACGCTGGTTTTCTATATTAACTTGACCCGTTTGTATACGAGACATATTTGCCGCTTCCATAGCAAGTTGCGCAACCTTTTGAGTGTAAGCCGTTGTTATATTCCCCTCAACAGATGCATCTATATTGAGAAACTGTTCAACATTCTTCAACATGTTGGAAAAGTTATTATGCTGCCCTTCGACTGCAAGCAGCCAAGGCATATTATTTTCAAGTCTAGCAGTATCAAAGCTGTTTTGCAATGAATTAAGAGAGTTAAAAAAGTCTAGAAGTTTTGGCTTTAACAGATTGATGACGTTTACATCAACAGTTCCTGCGTCAAGATGTGTATTCATTATCTCGTCCAACCTACTTATTCCATCTCTGGCAGATTGCAATTTCTCAGGCGCATCTAATAAATTCTCAACCTTTCCTAGATCAGAGAAGGTCTTAGCCTTACTAAGGAACTGTATTAAACCATCTACCCCATAAGACTTGATAATTTTTTGTGCATTCTCAGCGTTGGCAGAAAACTTAACCATGCCGCCTGTAGCTTTAAGGCTTCCTTGCATACTTTCATACCATTGCATTGCGGGCATGAGCTCTGCAGCCTGATCGGGAGAAAGGTGTGGTTTTAGAGCTTTAAATAAAGTAATTGACTCTGGTAGTACTACACCCCTTTCAGATGTTCTAGCAAACTTGCCTCCAGGCTCAATATGCGCAGTACCTTCTGATCCAGATTTTTCTACTATGGAACCATTGATAAGATATGTCATCCCAGCCATAATAGAGGAACTATTTGTAGCATCTTCTATCTGCATCCTTTTCATAAACTCGCCAGTCATAGAATTAAGGAGCTCACTATAAGATTTGTTATTGGTTAGAATGTCTCCAAAAACACCACCTTCACGATAGGTTTCTACTTCATTTGTATCTTTATTAACTCTTTCTACTGCTGGTCCAAACAAATTGTCAAGCTTTGAGTTAACTTCTGATATGGTAATAGGTTCAGGTACACCTTCCTGATACTTCCCATTAATCCTGCTATATAATTCTCTTAATTTATTATAAGTAGACACAACATTTTGCTGCGTGTTTGGGTTTTGACCATCAGTCATAATAAACTTAACTGGCCTGTCTAGCTTTAAAGCTTCTATATTTTTATCAACTTCATTTCTTACTCTTTCAGATAATGTATTATAGGTGGAAGACTCTTGTCCAGAGGGAGCTAAGACAGAAAGAAAATTATTCCTTTGTTCCGCATCCTTTATCTGTCTATACATATAACGCATATCTGGATTTGTCATAATATCAGGATCAAAACCATATTCCGCACCCCTGCTAACATCGATTCCAGACTGCTCATTAAGGTTTACAACTGCTGCATTTAGGCCCTCCAGCAATGATTTGTGCTGGCTATTATTTAATAGTGTCACTTCCTTCCTGGTATCTAAAGTAACTAAGCCATCCTTTATACCTTCTTGAACCTGATAGTTAAATGCTTCAACTGCTTGCATTAATGCCACTCTTTTTGGGCCTGGTGGCATCTTATGTATAACCTTATCTATGTTAACTGAGGGCATAGTAATCTTATTTGTATGCTCATCTATGGTATACTTAAAACCTAAAGTATCCATAGTATTAGCTAGAAACTTAACAATAGGGTCAATATACTTCTGTGCAGCAATACTTAATGTCTTCCCTTCAACAGTATCAATCCAAGCATCAATATTATTCTTGTGAGAGCCTACATTAGGGGCTTTGCTAATTGACTCTACAATTTCAAACGCCTCTTCTGGTGTGACATCACGGAATGCTTCATTTTTATGTGGACCAAGATGTTCAAATGCTAGCAATATCTTCAATGCATTCTGCAGCTGCTGTTCTTTATGTGGAGTCATCTCTTCTCCCATGCTTTTGATCTTGTCCCTATATGCTGACTCAATATCTTTAGCACCTGGTATGGTTTTTACATCTTCAGTATAATAATCTTTAACTATTTCCTTGATATATCTCCATTCTCCAGTTTCTTCCATTGCAGATCTCAATATGGATTGAGGTATACTCTCTCTATTTTGAGGCATATCAACAGGCATACCCATATAGGTCATGGCTGCATGCATAGCCTTTGCTCTCTTTGGGGTGGCGCTATATGATTCTGGCTTCTGAGTAGTCTGCCATATATGTTCTCCACCCCAGCCTAACTTTCGACCCTTTTTAAATATCTGACCTTTCTTTGCAAAGTACATACCTGTCATGACATGTGTTGCAAACTCTTTAGGGTCTCCAATGTCTCCCTTAGTATGTATTAAATGTGGCAACTGCATTAACATAGATCCTGCTATCATCCTTGGAAGCGAGCCTATAAAATCTTTACCTATTTCACTGCCTATATATGGTAGCCATTCTTTTGCAAACTGCTTTCGCGTCTGGAATAATATACTCTTGGCCTGATCTCCAGTTAATGTATTTATCCAGGTAGGAGTATTCATAGCTTCATGTTTTACAAAGTTCCTAAGGCTAATTCCGCCATGAACCATCGCAGCATCTTCCATCAGTCTTACTCTAGATATTGCCTCACCATCACTTAACTTGCCTATCCGCTTTAAAGATCGACCCATATTTTTTAAACCATTCCACAATTCTTTACTGGGGGGAGTCGCTCTACCACCCCTAACAAAATGAGCTGGAGCTATCGCTGCAAATCCTAACCCAGCATTCCTAGCATCCCTTAAGAACCCTGCTATACCTTCTTTATTCTTCCATAGCCCTGGATGCATCTTGGATTCTTTATCATCTATTTCTAACCCTAAAGCATTGGCAGTTGCGAATGTTAGATTGCCCATAGCTTCATTACCAGTGTGGTATATCAAGCCAGTAGTAAAATTGCTAGCTGCTGCAACTGCTAACTGCCTTTTACGTGGGCCCAATTTATTTATAAGTGGCATGTTAGAAAGTATCCTATGGATATCACCTGGGTCATGTTTGATCATTATTTCCAACATTTCACTAGCAAGCTCATTTCTTTCAAGTTCACTTAACTCAGGGGCAAACTTCTTAATACTATCTCGCATACCTGCTGTGGCATCGTCTAATGCCTTAACATTGTTACCTATAATTTGCTTAAATCTCTTTCTAAATAGGGGATTCTTACTGCTAAAGCCAAGCAATTCATCAGATTCCCTAACTATACCATGGAAGGCATCATCACCCAGGTTGGCTACAGTCTGCTGCATTTGTGCAGCTCCCTTTTTGGTGGCATATTTTGCTGCAAGCTTCTCACTAATAGAAGCTGTTCTTCTAGCTTTACCTGTAGCAGTAAGTCCTCTGCTTGCCCTAGTTAGAAATGAAAGTCCTTTCATCCATCCAGTAATTGGGACCATCATACCAAGACCGGAGCCTACAATATATCCAGCATTTCCAGCAAATGTATCTTCTTCCCAAGGCCTATATCTTCCTGACTCATCTGTCCCAAAAATAAAAGGCTGAGAACCTCCAACACGAAAGCCTCCACCTGGGGTTAATGGAATACCACTTTTCCTTAGTGCCTTCCCAGGCTCGGTAAGAGTGGCGACATCTAAAACTCCAAATGATGCTGATTCTTGAAACCCCCAAGCAGCTTCACCCATAAAATCTAATAGTTGGTCTACTGCACCGGCAGTATCTTTATACCTTGTAACTCCACTACCAAGCTCCTCTAAACGTCTTAGTCTATTTGCTATAGAATTTTCACCCTCCATTGAGGGATCATCACTGGAAGTTGTAGCATTAGTCTCTGTATTGACAGGAGTTAATAATCCATCCTCTTCTTGTAATAGCTTTTCTAAATCCATTAAGCTAAGACTTTTAGCGTCAGCCATTTAAAAACCCCTCCTCATTTGTACTGCATTAAAGAGTGCAGCAGTTCTTATTTTATCATCTTCGTCTTCCATTTCCTCAACAGATGCTATATTTTCATTGAATACATCCAACACAGAAGACTCATCCTTCTTTGACCCATTGTATGATCCGCTATTTATCGTTTTAATAAGTTCTAACATGTCCTGTGTAGTAGGGTCTAATAGTATTTGAAGGTCTTCTCCCGCTAATCCTAGGTCCTGTGCTTTGCCAACATTCTCTTCTATGAGCTTTGCATACTTAATTACTCTAACATCACTATAAGCCTGTTCTCCCAATAGGTTTTTCAACTTCTTGGCAGCTGCTTGTATCTTTTCCTTAGTGACGATATTATCTCTAATAATCTTACCATCTGCATCTCTAGTTTCTATACCTAAATTTTTAGACAGCTGAATAAAGAATCCATCCATTCTAACCTGCCTATCTTTTGTATACTTCTCTTTAGCCTCATCTGAGGAAAAGGTTTTCTTAGAGGCTGGGGGATAGGATACTAAAAACTGTGTAAATGCTTGGACTACCTCAACGGTAGGAGCTATAACTCTATTAATAAAATACTCTGGTGCAGGATTGGATCCAGTAGCAGCCCCATACGCCTCAAGGTATACCTCAGGTCCAACCAGGTCAAATAGAGGATTAGTAAGGCCGATAGCATCATATCCATCTGCCATCATCTGTACTGAATCATTTACAAAGTCATCATTTGACATTACACTAGATATATAATCATTAGCAGTTTTAGCATCCTCAGTTAGGGCAGCTACCTCTGGGAATAGAGTTAATGTTTCCCTATCTGTTTGTATATCCATTAAGATTTTGGTTTGGTCTAGGTTATGTTCTTCGTGACCTAGTCTAGCCGCATCAAGTTTCTGCTGTGTTTGCTTAGCATTCTTTTCAGCTAAAGCTAGGTTTAAGTCCTGTAGTTCTTTCGGTCCTGGTAGGCTCTTGTCTAATGCGAGTTGCTGATTAGAGCTAAGGTCATTAACATTAGCCTTAACTTTATATTCAGCAATAGCATCTTGATAGTCACCTAGATCCCATTGCTCTGGATCATCACCACCTTCCCATTTCACATGCTTATCTATAAATTGTAGTGCATTATTTATGTCGAGTAGCTCTTGTTTCCCTTTTCGTATATTACTATATAGAGATGTTTGCTGCTTGGCCTGTGAGCTAATAACATCACCCAGTTCTTTATTTTTCTTTCCACTTTTCTGATGAAAATCAGTAAATCCTGAAGTAGGATTATCAGGTATAACTCCGGTTCTTTCTGTGATAGCAGCATTCACTGTTTCTAGTTCTTTCTCCATAATCTTGATATCGTTCATCTGTATCTGAAAGACGCTTTTATCGTACTCAAGTTTTCTTTCCTTGTCAAGCTGGGCTCTCTTAAAATCCATAGCATCACGCTCAAGCAATGCAGTTGTTTTTATATTTTGTACACTAGCTTTATGTTCTAGCAATTGTCCAGACAAGGTTAATAAAGCCGCTATTCCTTCTTCTTCCATTATATATCCTCTGTTAAAATAATTGTATCACCTGAAAAGCATCTCGGAACTATATATTGATTCTCTCCTGACGCATTATCCATATTCCCAGGCCCCATTACTTGCTGCAACTTAGCATCCCCAGATGCTCCAGACCATACTTTTTGAATACTTGCCATAGGATCTATTGTTACAGTATTATCCGCATTGGAACCTGGATTGGAGAATGTATCAGTTGTCGTAGTCTCCCCAGTGTCATTCTTAACAGTGCCAGCAAAATTACCCATAGCATACTTTTTGCTCAACATGTCAGTAGCAGTTTGCACTCCATTTGCAGACTTTAGGTCGTAAGAAGACGTTACAGCAACTGTACCTGCACCAGAAGACAACATGCTATCTACGTTACCAGTATATTTACTCTGAGAAATAGCAGGAGTATATGCTGTAGCTTCATCTTGAGCACTGCCATCTTTAACTCTTGAAGCAGAATTCTTTCTCTGTTTGCCTTTTAAAAAGCCTACAGTACCTTTATAGGTATCATTCATAGATAGGGTTTGTTTATTTAGGGCACTGACTACACTATTTGTCTGGTCACTCATAGCGCTTTCCATATCTAGCGCAGCTTGTTTAACTGCATCTCTAAAATCTGATTGAGCCTTGTCATCTTCAAAAGTTCTAGCCTCCAATGCTTTTTCTGCTGAGTCTTGTGCTTCCTGTTGGGCCTCTGCCGTAGCCCCACCAAGATTCACATCCATATCCATTTGCAATCTTTCATTTCCACTAACCATACCACTAGCTTCTTTAGCTTGATTTACAGATCTTTGAGCTTCTCTAAATGTTTCTCCAGCACTTTTAAGGTTTACTGTCTTGGCAGTCCTTATATCATCCTGTGTTGTAAGCAGGGTCTGGGCATTAGCTGCTAATGAATCTGCTAAATCTTTTTGAAAGCCAGTATTTCCTTCTGAAGAACCATCAAGGCTTGGTGATGTTAAGCCAACGGAGTCCTTAAATGCACGCGCTGCTTCAAATTGACTCCCTAGTGCAGTGCCTACACTATCTGGAACTGTTGCATTAAAGGTGTCTGCTGCATTGTTAATCTCTGTTCTAGACGCTCCAACATCACTACCAGCATACTTATCTCTGCCTATATAGCTCCCACTTTTACCATTGTGGACAAGTATACCATTAGCAAAGTAATTATGCTGTCCTTCAACCTCCATATTGTATACTGTTATCGATTCTTCAATGCGCTTTAAACTTTTAACTGGGACAGTATGTCCAGACTGATTGAGAAGCTTATCACCCTTTTTTAAGTCCCTAACTCTTATCCATTCCCCCTCAACATAATAGGGATGCATTTCGGTAACCTTAGTTTTACCATTAAGTATATAATAATGATCACTAATATGCTCCCATATTTCTGATACATTGGAAAATGAAAAAACTTTATCTTCAGTATTGTAAACCTTGACTCTATCCCCTACAACTATATCCTTTATCTGTTTAGACATATCTATCTCCAACATCTTTAAATTTCTTTTTATAATCCCTGCCTATAGTACTACCTCTCTTACCCTCTGCAATCATACTTCCCACCTGTCCTCCGGCAGAGGCTATACTTCCCACGGAGCCAGCTTTGAGCATACTAAGTCCAATAGGAGTTATGTATGCACTGGCAGCCTGCCCAACGCCTGGGACAAGGTTTGCCAATAACCCAACTGCAGTTACAACTCCACCTACTATAGAAACACCGCCAGAAACTTGCTTCGCCTTACCAAAGGCTTCACCCATTTCATTGCCTGCGCTACCTGCTGCACCTGCTTCCTCTCCTCCAGATGCAATATCTAATCCACCAGTTACAACACTTGCTGGTATTGATAAGGCTGCCTTTGCAACCTCCTTAGCGGCCTGTTTAGAGGCCTGTTTTGCAACTACATTAGTTATATCATCTGCACCTTTTTTTGCTAATATATCTCCTATCATTTCACCTGTTTTTTCGGTAGCCTTTTTTTCTATTCTCTTAGTGGCTACTTTACTTCCTGTATCCTTGAGAATATTAGCACTAGACTCTATTTTTTCTTCTTTAGTCTTTTCTTCATTGACAACATCAGATACTCCAGATATTAGCTCTTTACTATTTTTAACTCCACTTATAATTTGTGAAGCCTTAGTATTTTGAGTGATCTTATCTGTAATATCTTTCATACTTTTCTTATTAGTTTTTTCCTCTGGATTATATATAGCACCAACTTCTTCATTGATGCTTTCCTCGGTTGATTTCAAGGTGGCATCTTCTGGGACAACACCTAGTTCAGCTAGATCGTCACGACTTTCTACATCTTCAGCTCCTATCTCATTACCTCTGAACTGATCTGACTCTACAGGTACATTAGGGTCAGAATATTTACCAGTCCCTTCCTTCCTATCAATCTTCTCCATCCTATCCCTATACTGTTGAGCTGGATTATCTCTGTAGGTTTCAGCACCCTTTTCCATATCCTCTATGATGGATTTCATATTAGCATCATGTTCCATTGTCTTGTTTAACGCTTCCACTTCTTCACCAGCAGCAATTGATTCACGAGTAAGTTCATGAGGTAGTTTATATGACTCATCTAATGCTTCTATTGGAGATGAGCCTGTCTTTCCACCTGGGATCAGCCTTTGTAGCTTAGCTTGAAATCCTGGAAGATTATACTTTGGATCCTTGCCAACACTAATATCTTCATCAAAGAATTCATCCTCCGATTCTACTGGAACAATAGGAGCTTTAGGTACTGGACCTCTACCAGGTATAAACTCTACATCATCTCCAAACTTTTCATAGAATTCATCACCCTTTTTCTTTGCTGTGAGCGCTTTATTTCTGCTATAATTAGGGTAGTCACCAGAACCATCTATGCTGGTATTCATAGGATCAACAGATTGCACTTCTTCATCACCAAATTCAAAGTTCTTAAGGCTAGCCGCTACCTCGTCAGAAGCTGCAGCACGATCCCCACCATAAGCTTCATCAGCAAGTTGGATCTTTTGTTCGTGTTGAATGTTAATTGTCTCTTCATCATCAGGATCATAAGTAGAAGTAGCAAGATCAGCCTTTCTTACAGGAGCACTAGTTTCAAAAGCATTCTTTCCTTGACCAAAGTTAGCCCCAACTCCAATGTCTCCATCACCTGCACCATCTACTAGATTGGTTTTAGGACTAAATGTATTAACTCCTCCCTGACTTTCTGTATACATAATGTTCTCATATTTTTCCCCAGACAAAGGATTAGTTGGATCCAGGCCCTTACTTGTTAGTAGAGCTTCTTGATCAGTCCTCATCCTGTTCAGCATAGCATAAGAAGGTTGATAGCCAGAGGTGGCAAGGTTAGGGTCCCTAACTGGAGTACTAGTCTGAAATGCATTACCTGCTGTCTGCCCAAAGTTAGATTTAACTCCTACACCTCCATACTGTCTATGTTGAACTAAATCATCATACATCCCTGGAGTAAGGCCCGAACCTTCCAAGGAACTATAATCCATTGTAGGATCAGAACCACCTATTGAAGGCATCTGATCAATTTTAGATATTCTAGAGCGCTCTCCTTGAAACTTATCCATGTACTCCTTAGCAGCAGTAGAGCCATAGAGTGTTGCCATCTGATCTTCTTGAGTAAGATCCATTGTAGCTTGGCCTTTTACTTGCTTTATAACTTCTGGATTTTGCTCTACATAATCCCCTGTTACATTTTTATATAAGTTTCCAACTCCCTGGTTAAACTTTTCCTTTAAAGTATTTGCACCTGTAGATCTTGTATCTGAATATAGGTTAGTACCTTCCTTAATGTTCCCTACATCATTTTTTGCCTGAATGCCCAATAAAGCTTCAGACTCAAGGACATTTGCCTCACGCTTTTTTACTAATGATTTTCCAACAATAGCAGCAGCTTGCAGCGCATTTGAGTCCTGTTGTGTTTGATATGCCTCTGCACCTCTATCTCTACGCTCTCTAAATCGCCTACTGTCAGAGAGTCTTTGTTTTGTTCCTGAGTATCTACTCATTATATTTACTCCTTATACCGTCAGAGAATTTAACACTGTTATAGTTGCCATGCAAGTTAAATTTTTGCCTCTAATGATCATACTTTTAATAACCTATTGCCCATACATTAATAACACTGTTTCCCATCTCATTGAGCCTGTCAAAGCTAAATCCAGTTTTTGTTAAACCTGAAACCTTTCCAGCATAACTGCATTGAACACCAAAACATTGATTAGGAAAATCTATCATACCTATATCAGTAAAATCAATAGATTGTGATTGGTCTGAAGTTGAGCTGAACCATCCAAACTGAAAGATAAATTTACCTATCTTAGTATATCCTCCTTGACCAGCAGTTTGACCACTTGATGCCCAATCTTTAGACTCAAAATCACAATCATCTGCTATTGTGGTATGGAGATGTGTAGGGAAAGTAGACCCACCTATCCAAGCATCGGTATGCGCTGAGGTTCCAATAAGTATGCGGTTGCTGCCAGATAACTCATTCCCACTATGACCAATTATTATAGTATTAGACGGATTTGTAAAAAACCTACCAGCACCTACACCAATCTGTACATTGCCAGTTCCAGAGCCACCACTATTAAATCCTCCAATAGCTATATTGTCTGTTCCGCTAAATGAGTCACCCCACGATCCACTCAGTCCTATTGAGATATTTCCAGCAGAAAAGCTTGCCTTTGACATTTTAATTTCTCCTGCAACAGAGAGGGTGTTTGAATCCCATTGAATGTAGCTTGTAGCATTCCCCACTCCAAGTGTACCATCGCCACCTAAAAAGAAGCCCTGATTGGAGCTATTATAAGAAGACTTAGAACCGCTATATATTTTTGCAGCACTATTAGTTAAGTTTAATCCACCACCACTTATAGTTAATAGACTACTACTAATGTTATTTTGTGTATTATTAGTATTATAATTGGTCACATCAGCATTATTAGCAGGAGCATTGGCAGTTCCCGAGACATCAGACCAGTTAGTATTTGTATTAAGCGTATTCGTAGTATTTAACGTTGTACCACCTATACTAACATCACCACTAAATGTACCAGTAGTAAAGTCTACAGACCCAGCTGAAGATATTTTAATAGTGGCATTCGAATAGCTTCCACCAGAACCCCACCACATATTACCGTTTGTATCTACGTGCCAACTATTGGCATCTGTACCACCTATATTTAATGAGAGTCCATTAATCTGGCTTGCTGTTAATGTACCAGTATAAATACCACTACCGTCTATATATGTCCCTTGAGTTGTAACGGTGGTATCTAGGGTATTAAGATTGGTTTGTACATCACTTGCCGAACCTGCCGTATCATAAGGCACAGTTCCAGATGTAGTAACATTATTCCATGAAATACTACCACCATCCATAGTGATGTTACCCTTTATATCAAGTGTGCTACCATTCCACTTTAAGTATTGTGTCGCACCTTTAAGACTTAGCTTATAGTCACTACCATGATATCCAAAAAATATACCAGTACCATCATAGTCTATACCAGTAGTCCTAATGCTTCCACCTGTACTGAGCTGTATCCCACCGCTTGTAATTGTTGTTCCACTCTCAAGGTTACTTTCAGTGTTATTTGTAGTGTAATCAGTTGCGTCAGCATCTGTATAGCTTTCAGGAATGGAGTCGCCAGAGTATGATCCTCCTGATGCGACATGTATAACACCAGATACAGTCAGTGTATTGCTTACCCATTTAAGATAATTGCCGTCATAGCTTCCTATATATAGTTCTGCTCCATCTGTAGCACTGCCTTTAACTAGGAAACCCTTATCCGAACTACCCCAAGTCCCATCTATAAGACTGGTACCAACAGCAATATATGGTTGCTCTGCAGATAGTCCAGGTTCTAGTTTAATTGTTTCAGAACTATCTTTAAATAGTCTAAGTGGGAGGTTGTGTAATTCTGCAGAACTTTCACTTAAAAGTAGATAACTGTCAGTTGTAGCACTCCCATCTCCAGCAAAAAGTCCATATTCTGTGCTACCAGATGGATGTACACCTTTGAGATTTCCAAGCCTAGCATTTACAGTAAATGCATTTGGTGTACCAGGGCCAGTCCCTGTAGCGCCATCAGTCCATGTAACTATTTGTGCGTATGGAGAGTTCGCAGCATTTTCACCATCTATAGCATTTACTTCATAATAACCATTGCCATCTGTACCATAGTCTAAGATTAGAGATCCAGCTTTGATAACTGTATTTTGACTTATTGCACCACCATTACCACTAGAAGCTCTAGTAAATGTCCATTTTTGAGTTTTATCCTCATAGGTGGTACCATCACCATCTGTATACCCAGTTACCACTCCCCAGCAATCATAAATAGTTAATTCACCCCCAGAGCGATCAAAGGTTCTAAGCCTTACATGATCATTAGCTTCAAAGACCGCCATATTTTCAGCACTTGGCAAGTCTTCAACAATCAGGTCTGCAGTTCCATCATTATCTGGAGCAGTAAAGTCAACTGCAAGTATGGCTACACTTTTTGATATTATCTGACCACCAGCTAATGCCTGTTCTAAATCTGCAATAAAAGCCTTTGCATGTAACTCGTCTGTGTATAAATATCTAAAATCAGCACCGCCCAGATAGTCTATTTGCCAACCTTTTACTTGGGATTGTGCACCATCAGTCTTAATAGTCGTACCATACCCTGGGTCAACATTGTTGTCAACGTTCAATATTATAGCATGAGCAGTTTCATGGTCTGGATTTATATATAAGTCACCTGAAGTGTTACTCCCAGCTTCAAAGTCTACAAATACACTGCCATCAGTCCTTGTTAACCTTAACTGTGGGTTTGCAGCATCTGAAACATCTAGCTTTCTATCTGGCCCAGAAGTCCCAATGCCGACATAGCCATCGTTAAATAGAAAATGGTTATATGGTTGAGATGTACTGTCTACGGTCTTAAAATCAATACCTCCAAGTCCTGAATTACCAGCTTCGAGTATAGAATTTGCACCTGCAGCCCCTACATATCTTATACCGCCTTCATTAGCGTTGCCAGCAACATCAAGAGCCCTATCCGGTGTGGCAGTATTAATACCTACACGATCAATATATCCTACCCTATCTACATATAGTGAGGTATTTACTGTGATACCCTGATTAAAATGCCAAGTATCATCATCATTGTCCCATAGAATAGTCTTATTAGCAGTTCCAAGAAGTATGATTCCACCACCATCAGCAGTTAGGTCTGTAGGGGTTCCAACATTGCCTAAGTTTATATTTGTATCAGTTACAGTTAGGTCGGAGCTATTAATAGTAGTTGTTCCACCATCAACAGTAAAAGTCCCATTGATCGTTGTATTGCCAGTAACGTCTAGGGTTCCTAGGATAGATGTATTTTGTTGCCCATCAAAGCTGATGGCAGCACTCCCACCACTATCATTAATATCATTTCCCTCAACTTTCAGGTCGCCACTAATTTCTAGACCAGCATCAATATCTACTGTACCAGTTGAAGGGTTTGATATAATATTACTATTCCCAAGCGTTAGACTACCTTTTATAGTTATACTATCTGGAAGTCCTATTGTAAACTTTTGCCATCCAGCCTGTGTTTCTGTTAAATCAACGGTTGTTTCATTGGCAACACCAACAAGTTGAAGTAAACCTCCACCTTGTTTTAAATAGACATCCTTAGTATCAGTATCTGAATCTCTAACCTGAAATCTTTGGGCACCTTGCTTAAGGTAGGTATAATCAATACTTTCAGCAGGCATAACTAGGTCATCAGCATCTCCAGCAAAGGTAAATTCACTATTTACAGTTAATGTTTTTGCGATAAGTTGGGAATATTCTTGAACACCCATACTCCTAACCTCTACTACTTGCTGATCCCCAGCAGATAGCGCAGTTTCAATAGCCCTAATTGCGTACCACTTAGTACCGTATTTAATGTATAAAAATATACCCACTCCAGGTATATTTCTTACACTCAAATCACCAGGGCTACCCTCTGAACTAGCAGGTGCTCCATCTTTTGGGGTTGGCATTCCTATGGGATTGGACATTACTTTATTGCCTTTGCTCTAAATGAAAAGGATATATCTGATATCTCAAAGCCTCCAGTGACTAGTGCTGCAGAATTGAGAGTAGGATCCCTATATAAAACTAACTGGGCAGACTGTATTACGCTTGGGACACTCTTATTGTTAACATCTAGATTATTCCATTTTATCTCTGATTGCATCCAGTCATTTGTATCCCCTAGTAAACCTAGAGTTGCGCTATAATTGGTAGAATTGTCAGTATCTGGCAGCACTGTATATAGCCCGCTATCGGTAGTTAAATGTAGCATAGGATGAACATTGGAGTTTGTTGGTATTGGTATATCATCTAAGGCATCTCTTGCTGAAACACTTCTATATGTGATATATGTTGTAGATATTCTCTTACCTGATGAAGAGCTACCAAAATCTATATCCCTGGTATAATATCTAAAGTTTTCACTATTAACTGGTTGATCAGACCATTTAAGTATCGATGCTCCTGTAACTGTAAAAGCTGTACTAGGATTCACGGTTACAGATAAAGTAAACTCTACGCTATCTACATCAGTATTTCCTGGAGTAGTAAGATTAATAGACCATACAGCACCACCACCAACCGCATATTCAGCAAAAGTAGCATTTGAAGTTGTGGCCGCAATCATATCATCAAAGGTTTTGACTCCATTATTTGGAGATTCAAGACTATTATTATCAAGAACATCACCAACTATATCCCTCAATCTATTAAGTGTAGTTCCTAGACTAGTTTTTCCTGCAGGGGATATGCTTAGATTTGTTATATCTGTACCTATATTACCATTTGTATCTATAGGTATACAATAAAATGCCTCCCCATCAAACATAGTATTGCCATCAACATCATTGGCTGGGGTAGATGCCCCTGAGTATGCTATAGTAAATCTATTATAGTCTGAAAACTGTGGAGTGCCTGTAGAATACTGTGCATCACCACCGGTCCAGCTTGAAGCAGTTATAAAATGCTTATCGTTTTGCCAGTCTATTATAGTACGCTCTACTCCCTGAAATGGAGCAACATCTCTATTGCCATCTGTATAGCTATCATCATTAGGTAGAAGTTTCCATGGGTATTGTGATTGCTCCCATGCTTGAGCTGAAAAGGCTGTAGAATATTTCTTTAACTTACCAAAGAATTTAAAGGTTACATCATTTGTAGTATGGATATAGCCAGTTTTAGTACCGTCTACTGCATATATTATATCTCCTTCTGGAGTTGTTTGGAAGTTAGTTTTATTACCTATATCTGACAGTATCTTTCCACCCTCCATCCAAGACATACTTTTTAGGTCAAAAACAAGGGCATCACCTGCATCCGGATTGCTATCAGCATCATATATATTAACATCTTTAGCGACTATTATCTTAGCAAACTCATCATTATAACCTAGTGACATATTATCGCTAAAATTCCATACCTCTGTTGATATTTTTCCCTTAATAAGGTTTTGTATATCTCCCTTGCCCCCATACAAATGTAAGCCAGTTTCATTGATCCACATAACACCCATAGGTGTTTTTGTTACATGGCATGGTCTAGAAATTCCTCTAAAATCATGCTTTGCACTGACAGATTCTCCAGTTTCTGTTATATCAAGTACATATAAACTGGTCCTTTTAAATTGTAAGAGTTGATTGCCTACGTCAATAAGCGCTACTATATCATCCCCGTCATTAACTGCTGTTGTACTACTATTGAACTCTGGGAACTTATCAAACTGATTAAATGCAGACTTTACCATCTGGTCTGATTTAAAGTTGTTTCCCGTAGTTTCTTTTTGAAAGGCTATATTTCCTGCATAACACCTCCTGCCAATAACTACAGCAGTTTTAAAAGCTATCTTAGTTTCCTCGGAAGAATAATGTCCATTCTTAGCATCATACGTTGCAGCAAATGGTGGGTCTATAAATTCAATAACATTGCTGGCGGTTGCAGTCATGGTACTTGGCACTGAATATACATCCCCAGTAGCACCAAAAGCTGTATACCCAGTACCACCTGTCTTCTTTACTCCTTTAACAAAATCAACCTCAACCAGTTGGTATGCTGTTTCTACTGCGTCTCTATTATTAGAATAGTATATCCGAAGGCCAATCATCCTAGGATTTAAGACATCTGATGGCGTAGCCGTTATATCAATATCTATACCAAGCTTAAGAGAAGAGGCACCAGATGATCCAGGTGGGGTCCCCATTGATCCTATGTCTACTAATGGACCCTCTTGTCTTGACGTATCATATAGCCCACTGGCCCATAGCTGATAGTCACCACCAGCACTCCATGTAGCTATAGGTGTAGTTGAAGTATCCTCTACCCATGTAGTAAAAACATTAACATTTGCACTATCTCCAGAAGTAAAGGTATTATCAGTAGCGCTATGCCTGATAGTGACATGTAGTGGGAATCCATCTCCAACTGAATTTGTGTTGGCTATTGTATCGGAGTTAAGTTGCGCATCCTGTGTAAACCATCCATTATACTGTAAACCGGTTTCAAATAGAGATCTCTTTATATGTCCTAGCCATTTTACTGCATCATCAGGACTGTTAGCATCACATACCCTTAGCGCACCATCAGCCATGTAAAATATAGGCAATGGATCATTTGCATTTGCAGTATCATCAAAGGTTATAAGGTCATTATACCAGAAACCATTGACCTTATCATATACAGAAATACCTGTACTAGTTGCCTTACATATATATGTTGTGCTTACATTTGCTGGCGTCTTTAGTGCACCGGAATTACTATCACCATTTTCCAGCATATCATAATCATGACTAAAAACAAATAGTCCATATCCAGGATCTCCTACAGCAGTAGAGTCATTAACATTACCATAAGAAGTTAATGCATTTCCAAGGACTCCTATCCTTCCTTCTTTTGAAACATCACAGTTTTTAGCAAAGGGTGTTTGATCATCTGCAAGCGCCCTATTAGAGTCTACAGTATTTATTCCTCCGCTAAACTTATTTAGTTGTAAGTTTTGCTTTGCCACTTACTTGTCTAGAGTCTTTTTTACTTGATTCCATAGCTTGTCGTCCAACTTGTTTGTCGAGCTTGCTACCAGATAATCCCCTAGTACTATCACTAACCTCTTTAACATTACTTCCGTTAGAAATGTCTTTGTTATGAATGCTATTATCGCTGGCATTATGTTTCTCCTTTATTAGTGTTTCTAGCTCAGATACTTTCTGCTCTAGTCTTTTGATATTATCGTATATATTCACTTTCTTTCCCCTTTAAACAGTTTAATAACTATGTCCTTGATGACCTGTACTGCAGTCATCGTTTTCTTTACTTCGTCTTTTGCCTGTCTATTGCTATCTATTAACTTCACTATGATCTCATATAGACCTTTTATATCAGATGTAACATCCTTGGTTATAAACTTTATTAGATACATCAGAGCGTATCCCAGTCCTATAGAGACTGCTATCGGTACTCCCAATGTTTCTACTATACCAAGTACATCCATTATTTATTCCCATCTATAAGTTGCCCCCTGATGGAGCATTTACCATCTATTATTTGTACTACATTAACTGTAAACAACCCTTTACCATAAAAGTCTACAATAGCAAAGGCATGAGCCCAATTAATACGCCTACCATCTAGCCAAAGATTTGATTCCATACTCATATCCTTTAGGCATCCTATACTCCAAGCTGACTTAGGTCCATCCATATGGGTAGCAGACATTTGTTGTAAATCGTGCCAGTGACCATACATAACGTTACACCCAAGTTTTCGCAGGTGATTTGCCGCATGATATTGGCCTCCATATTGATGCCCGTGGTAAAAAAACAATTTACCTATCTTTAAAAACTTACCAAAAGGATGGTATTTATAGCCTCTTTCATCTGATCCTAGAGCCGTTCTAGCTCTAAATTGTGGCAAATAAGGCTATCGTTCTACAAACCTGTTATGCCCATTATCATGGTTACCTTCTGTAAAGTGTCTCTCTTTACAATTCTCCTTATCTAAGGCACGATCTATTAGATCCATTCCTCTGTTAACGTCTTCGATATCCTTTTCTATATCAGGTATCATTACTTCTAGCGGTGGCTGTTTCCTTCTTTTCCACTTCCACATTGATACTGATTCCCATTCCCCAACATCACCCAGATCTACATAAATGTCTGGTTTTACAAGCTTTATAGCTTTTATTAAAGCTTGTATTGCTGGCTTATCTTCATAAGGGAAGTGCTTATCAGGTGTTATGATAGCTCTTCTCACCTTGTTCTTAGCCATAGTTTCTCCCTACGTTGTTTTCAGTTCCTTGCTTATCTTTATAATAAGATAAATGAAAGTAGCTATACCTACAGATAAACTTACTGTCTCTGGTAGCCACCCCCACATAGAAAGCCAAAAGCCTCCTATTCCTGCCGCTGATGTCCTCAGTGTATCGACCATCACTACGTAAAATCTAATATAGTGGTAATGATTGACCCACTAGCTGCATCCCATGCTGAAGAGATTTGTATATTGCCAGTTGTCGCACTGGCTATAGCATCTTTCACAGCTTTAGCGTAAGAATTAGAGACGCTATCGGCATCCTCATTTGGATTTCTGTGTCTAATTACTGTCACTGTCATTTCATAACTCCTTTTATCATTATGCTTCTTTAATTACTATTGTTAATGTTCCATACCACTTAGCAGAAGTACCTAGCATATATTGAAAGCCTGGTATGATTAAATCACCTTTATTCAGGCTGACAGACATGGTTTGTTCTGTTGTTGTATAAGCCTTACTAGCTGTTACTGTAGTTGTAGCTCTTAAGGTTGCATTGTTACTACTGTAAGATGGCGCAGATGTCCAAGTTGCTATCTCTTCTATACTTTGTATCATGTAGTAACATCCAGTTTAAGCGTTATCATAAAGTGAACATCATTTGCATCATTAGCTGGGTCAAAAGAAAACATAATAATATCGCCCTTAGAGAATGTATTAGTCTCCCCTGTAAAGTCAAACTCATAAGTGGTATCATCAACCGACATATTTACAGTAACTTCGCTTGTTGGAAATGGTCCAGCAATTTCTACTTGATTAGCTGTATGCCAAAAACCAATAATGCTACTACCACATACTTCTTCTGACCTTGCTTGTACCCTTTCTAATGTGCCATCGTAAGGGCATATCCATGTAAAAGTTTCTGGGCCACCAGAAGCTGAAGAAAGCTCTCTTGTAGACTCTGCTCCAGGGGTTGGGAGGAATACTCTTGTCCCACCTATATAGCTGTAGTTAAAGCCTACTTTTATAAAATGGTAATGATATTTTGTCTTGTCATCTACATAGGCTTTAATAGATTGCTGTGAAGCCATAGCAGTATCACTGTTGGATAGCATGGTATCCTCATCTTTAAATACGCTAGATGTCGCCATCTCATCCACATTCAACCATAATATACCAGCGCCTGACCCTGTATTTTGCGATCGTATAGTAAGGGTTTTATTGCTGGCACTTTCTGTAGACAAGCCAATCTCAAATGATGAGGTACCTGCAATACTATTTCCATTTGGGTTCAATGTACCTCCAAGTTGTGGGCTTGTATCATCCGCTACTGAGGTTATATATCCTGCAGCTGTATGATTAGTTGTACATACATCCCCCGTATTAGTACCACTATTTGTGCCTGTAATATCTGAAGTTAGAGCTACTGTTCCACTGGCAATAGGGAGCCTAATCAGTTCGTTACCTGTTTCACCACCTGTTGCAACAGGGCCTGCTAACTTAATTAATCCATCACTCGTAGCATCCATTCCATCATTATAGGCAAATTCAACTGTACTGCTGGCTCCATTATACTGAAGCTTAACTATACTAGTACCCTCAAGATAGTTTACACTACTAAAACCATTACCAAAATAACTAGTGCCCGTTGTACTTATAGATGTAAATGCCTGTGTTGTTGCAGTTCCTGTAAGAGCTACTGAACCTGAATCATCTGGAACCGTTATATCAGCAGAGGTAGGTTGTGATAATATTTTCTTCCAACCAGCCATTATATAGTCACCTTTTGACCAACTATTTTTGCATGTAATGCTTTTATCTTTTTAACAACATCTGATGCTACCTCAAGGTCAGATCCATCTATTTTTGATGTCATTATAAGTCTGAGTAGAAATTCTGTATCTCTAATCCCCCATTCAGACTCCAATCTAGTTATGTTTTGAGCTCCAACATATTGACTCATTTTTTCTCCCTGTTTTAATCACTATCATAAATATAAAGATCAGTACCATTCCATGCTAACAGGCCATCCTGTGCAGCTATCGGTGTGGCAGTTGCTATGTATGCCGTACCAGATGAAGCACTTAGTATAGTACCACCACAGCTCAGTGCTGGCATTTGGCTAGCTATGTTAGTATTGTTTATGTCTGAAAACGTAGCAATACCAGCTGTCATACCCAATACGAAAGTACCAATTGCGGTATCTGAAGCACCGTATATATTTCCCCCAGTGTAATCCCAAACCAACTTTCCTACTTCAGACTGTGTAGGCGTTCCTGTATTGGTACCAGCAAATGTAATTCCGCAATCTGCCTTAGATCCAGCATATGCACCAGTGTCACCAGTATGTAGGATCATAACAGTGTCAGATACTTCCAAGTTAGTGGTATTTATTGTAGTGGTAGTTCCATTGACATCAAGGTTTCCAGTAACAGTAAGATCATTTCCTATTGTTACATTACTAGGTAGACCTAATGTAACAGTGGTACCAGTAGCACTGGTCTCAACCTGATTAGCTGTACCAACTATACTTAAAGTCTCACTATTTAGGATGACATCAATAGTCCCGCTATCTGATGCTACATCTATATCTGTTGATGTTTGAGTAGTAACATAATCTATTATTGCTGCTGATGTTGCCAGCGTAGTATCATTATCATTACTTGCAATAGTCTCGCTTTCAAGCACGATAGCCGATCCTTTCATATTGGATACATCTATATTAGATATATCCATTCCGCTACCATCAGCATCTATTGTCTTATTGGTTAGTGTTGCTGTATTACTTTCAGTTAGTATTTTTCTCCATCCTGCTGCCATAATATACCCCTTTTATAAAGTTCCTTTAAATGTGTCATAGTCATCTAGGGAGTCTGATATCTCTGTAGATGTTGAATTACTTGCTACCGCAATATATGAATATGCCATATGCCTTTCTAGTAGTTTCTTAAAGTCAAGAAAATCAGAAGTATTAGCCCCTGTGCATGGCATCCAATATAATGTGCCCTCCTCAAAAATAGTATTGCCGTTTTTACCTTCATGTACCACATATGAAGCATTATTGCTATATGCTGTAAATAGATCGCTATTTATTTGGTCTGCTCCAGTATCCGCTTTCTCGGTATCAGTCATACTACCAGGTGTGAAGCTCTGAATTCTAGGGCTCCCACTATAAGCTGTATTACAGTCAGCTCTACATTGGGCAATAGATGCACGAGAATAAGTACTTAAGAAGCTGTCTACATCTGCTTGAGTCTCAAAGCCATTAAGGCCTGACCCACCACTAGTTGTTTTATGCTCTTCTACCTTTAGCTTAGCTTCGGTTAATGTGTCTCTTATTGCCATGCTATATAAATAATTCTTGAGCTATATAGAAATCATTATCAGAATATATAATAGAGCCCTCAATAGGGTTTGCTGGAAGTGAGCTTGCCTCTATAAACTGTACAGACTTATCTCCCTTGTATTTAACCATATCCACATCTCCATTCCTGAGTGTCATAAGTGTAGCACTTGAACTTTGTGCGGGAAATACTTTAATCAACATTCCAGATCCATCTGTTTCAAAGGACAGTCTAACATCCTTATCTGTACCAAAAAAGAATTCATTATTGTCAAAAAGATGATATCTAGACCCTAGTAGGCTTGTTGCGGCAGCCGCAGCACTATCATACGTGCCAATAGTATTACCAGCAGCAGAGGAAACCCCTATGGATTCAGCCCCATCGAGACTCCACGCCTGCGTTACATTACCATCATCGTCAACACTCCATGGCGTCGTTGATGACCCATTTCTATCTGTCCATACACTCATATATTACCTCATCATAGCGTTGCCAAGAACCCTTCTTAATCCACCAGTCCTACCTTCAACATATCGAACGACTCTTTTATTAAACTTATTCATATAGTATTCTCTAATCCCAGGATCCTCAGTGACTGCAGCTTTCATATAGTCGACCACTGCAAGGGCTAAAACATCATTTAATGGTACATCATCTGATTCATCAGTCATACTAGAAGTATCTGGTATAGATGTATATTCAAGCATTAAACCATTTGTTATCGTTTCGGATGGAGCTTGATATGGAGGAGTATCATCACCAGTTGTAGCAAGGTCATTAATAGGTACAGATCCACCCGCATTTAAAGCCGTTCCAGTTTTATCCCTCTGCTCTATAATTACAAGTTGCCTACCTCGTATAAAATACTGATATCTTTCAGATACGCTCCTATTATCAGAATGGCTACCCATTATTTCTCCTTATAGTTTTCTATTATAACCCTGGTCAAAGGACAGAAATAATTAGAAGTTTTATCTAACACCTTTACAGAAGTTACATCTACAAGATTGGCTGGAAGGTTATAATTAGCCTGCTCAGCAGTAAGATCAGTAGTATATTGTGTAACATTTTCTTTTGACAGTAACTCGATCTCTGTAAGAGCGTCCTTTATAAGGGCTAAAGCTAAACCGGTTTTAGTAACGCCAGCTAACTCCATAACTTCCTTAACTTTCACTAAGATGCCTGTACAGAAAAGAATTCTACAGCTATTGCGACTCCATCACCTGCAGCAAATAAAGAGGGAGTAACTGCCTCATTGTATGGCAATACTATAGCATCACCAGCATTAAGCACTGCAATGGTTGTAGCATCAGCAATGGTGGCAGCCATACATATTTTGAGCTTTGCAGTTGTTGCTAGCCCTAAAGTGCTACTCGTGTCAAATAGGAACCCGCTATGCTTAATATATACAAACTTTGAGCTTGTAAATGTTCCAAGAGATACTGCTGTTGACCCCACATCATAATCAGTAGCGCTTGATATATCTGTATAGGAGGGTGTGCCTGTCGCATCATTTGCAAATCCTATTATATTTCCATATCCACACGTAGAAGATCCACTTCCACCAACTGTTTTTGCTATATCTGCAGCTATCACATCTACATCTGAAGCTGCCTCAGCATCACTCATTGTATATATAGGTGTTGCCGATACAGCATATTTTATGTTACTAGCCATCCTTGCCTCCTTGCTCTTTTATACTCGTTAATACTTCCAGGGCCCCCAAGGCTTTCAATGCCATTGTTTTAGCATCCTCTGCCTGTTTAGTATATTCTCTATACTGAACCTTTAAAGCCTCTATTACATCATCATTTTTATCACTAGAACTATCAATAGTTCCATTTTCTATTGATAGGTCATCTGTTTTGTTTTCTATCTTTTGCGTTTTTGTACCCATTTTTACTCTCCTTGTTTTGGTTGTAACCCTAGAGATTGAGCATAGTCCATCCTCAATCCAGCTAGGATCTTTTCTTTATACTGCAACTCCAATTGATATGTCTGCAGCTTAGTATTAAATGTGTTCATAGCATCTGTCATCCTTAAATTTACTTTATTTATATTGGCTGTAAGCTCTGTATTTTGGTTACCTACCTCTGCACCATATCTAGATAGATGAGCGCTAAAGTTATTTAATTGATTGGTAAATGTAGCTATATCGGCTTGCAATCTTTGAGCCTCATTGTTTTTAGCAAGCTCAGTAGACGAGGACATAATGGACTGTAGTGCTGTTTGTGCAGCGCTTGCATCAGCTTGTGCTATCTGTATCTCAATATTTGTTCTTTGTACAGCCTGGTTAAATTCATTCATATTTTGCCCACCAATAGCTGTGTACTCTGAGAGTGCTTGTGCTCTATTATGCTTATACACTTCAAGTGTAGCAGCAATGGTATTCTGTTGATACTCTTGTATTCTGTTATTAACACTTTGTACATATAGTGCCATATCTTTATCATACTTTGCATACTTGGTAGATTGGTCTACATTCTCAAGTTCTGCCTTTTTAACGGCCAATTGATAGTCAGCAGTATATCCGGCTGCAGCAGAGTTATAACGATTCTGTTCATTAGTCATATCGTTGGTAAACTGAGTAAAGTTAACCAACTGTTGCTTATTCCATTTCTCAACTTCATACGTTAGATTCTTCAGAGTCCATACCTGTATTTGCTGTTGGACATCAGCATTAAATCTAGCTATTTCAGACTGATGATGTGCAAGTTCTTGCTGGTATTGAGCTACTTCTCTACCCCAATCTAAATCATTCTGCTTATTAGCTTTGGCTTGATCGTTTTGCGCCTGTGTCATCACCTTGGTAACTTCTTGCTGATATTCTGCACTCTTTGTTTGTAATTCATTCATAGAGCTTTGCATTGCAGATCCATACAGGTTGACAACAGTGCCTATAAACTGGTTAACAGAGCCAAATTGCTCTGGATCTTCTTCATTCTGTATATAGTCCCAAGCAGCTCCCAGTAACTGGCCTATACTCTGAGCATCTCCCAGTTCTGCTGTAGGACTTGCCTCTATTGTATCCTCCATTAATTGTTCTACCACTCCCAGTAATTTAGGAGGGTTATACACCGGAGGAGCAGGTAAAGACCCTATAGTTGTTGACTCAGCAGTTGGGGAAATAAATGAAGGCGAATGCATTGCTGCAGGGAAAACTGTGCTTGCATTGAGCGAGAATGATGTAATAGATGGAAAATCTTCTACCACCTGAACTGGCATTTTATATGTTGGGGGAGACTGGTTAAAATTTATAGATATATCTACATCATCAGGAGGAACAGGTGGTGATCCTAAGTCTAGAGTAGGAAGTGATGGCATTGTAACTATTTCAAGGACTGGTGGAGTAAATATAATCTTATTGAACTCAGTATCTATATTTGTTCTAGACAGTATTTCTCCAGTATGCTTTTCTATTAATAGAGTATCAACCCATGTAAACTCTGGGTATTCTAATATGTCAGGTAAAGTTGCTACAAATGACTCTGCTGTATCTGTTAGGAAAATAGAGTCAAAACTATAAGACGGCTTACTTGACTCTGTAGAGTCTATAATATTTCTCTCTAAAGATCTTATTGCCGCACCAAGAACTATACTCCTTTGAAATTGCTTTGGCAATGATATAACCTCTTCGGCATCATATGAAGTAATCGGGAGGTCTATATGTAATACCTCTCCTCCATCTGGTATGATGAATACACTTCTACCCTGTCTAAAATATACAGGGTTAAACTTACTTTGATAATGTATACTGTCTGGGTTAAGGGCTATAGATCCTAATTCAAAGTCTATTTCAGTTGCTGGATTCCTATAGCTCTTTACTGCTTCTAAAATTGCTGTAGCGCTAGCACTCCCTGTGGAAAATGTTACCGTTGGGATAGATGTATAACCTGACCCTGTTGCCGTAACTGTAATAGCGTCTACTGCGCCACCAGATATTGTACATGTAGCTGTAGCGCCACTTCCCCCGCCCCCAGATAAAGTAATAGTTGGGGCTGTTGCATACCCTGAACCCCCGCTGTCCAAAGTGATACTCGACACTCCTACACCTAATTGGACTTCAGTACCATATACTGCCATAATATCTCCATCAATTATAGCAGAGGATCCACTGCCAACGGCTGTTTTTGTTGCCATTTGCGCGTATCCACCAGGATTTATTAGCTTTAACTTATTAACTATGTCCAGTATACTATGATTAAGGAATATAGTTAAGTCATCCTGCGAAGGCTTTGATACACTGTCTATATCTAGTCCAGTTATAGCTTCTATTTGAGTTTCAAAACTTGACATTTATCTCCTATTACCTCCACCCCCCTCTTGGGGAGAGAAAAGATTCTCACCAGAGAGGGGTTTCGGTGGTTATTGTTAGCTAGCTGCAGCAGCGCCCATCACACAAGCCCATCCTTCGTTAGTTCCATCACTATACCATACGAATAAACCGCATGCTTTAGCAAGAACTTCAAAAGTTGCACCTGTTCCGAGAATGCTATCAGGAGTTACAGTCTTAGTTCCAGTACCATTTGCAATAATAGCTATCATCTGGCCATTATAAGAACCATCTGGTATTGATACAGCCTGTACGCCAGCTTTGCTGCAGAGAGTAATACCCTCTGCTCCAGCAGCACCATCTCCTGTTAGATTCGTAACAGCTGCTTGCCATTGTGGCGAAAGCGCTGGTTTGCTAACCTTTTGTGATATCGCCATGATCTACCTCCTAGCTTCCGTCATCAATAGCACCGAATTTAGCCAAAGCTGCAATAACTGCATTTAACTTTGTTCTAATGTCAGCAACATCAACTAAGATTTCAGTTAAGTCTGAATCATTAGCTGCTGCTGTTGCGGCTGCTACATCAGCGATGTCGGCAGATATACTTCCTTCTGATCCATACATTGGATGTTTCATAATCTACCTCCTATTTCCAGACGGCATGGGATTCTGGCATAGACCATTCCATTCCGCCTTCAGTTAAGATTAAGTCAACCCGACGATCAATACCGCTGTTTTCAAGTGTTTGAACACCAACGTATACTGAAGTATCACGGTTAACGCCATTACCATTAAGAGGTCTCCATGCACAGTTCTTCATACCAATTCCTAAGAGCTTGATATCTGTTCCATCAAGATGAATGTTACGAGCGACATTAATATCTCCATAGGGAGTACTAAATGTGCTAATATCAACACCAAAAACCTTCTTCTTACCAGTCATTGCAATGTCTGCACGGAACTGGGAGGAAACTTCTAGATTATTCTTAAAGTAACCACCAAGTTTATGTAGCCAGTTATACACACTAGTTGGACAGAAGTAAACTGTCGGACTTTGTGATGCATAACGAGGATCCATATAACCAGACAGATCATCTAGGAAATCATCAGCTGTCTTAGTATTAATGTCTAGACTAAAGATATTGCCATAGTTTGTGCAATAATCTACAGCGCCCTGAGTGTAATTGATATCACTATTAGACACTTTAGATCCAAACAATAAAGACTGTTCGATATCCCATTTATGACTAATCAAATGCTCTTTCCAAACACGTGCCCACTCATTTGAGTTATACTTAAGTGAGGTTGCACGAGCAGTATTAGTCATTGCCATTGCAGTTTTCCAGATCTGAGTTTGTCCATACTGGGTTGACCAGGGTTGGTCTTTCCATGTATCGGGATACCCAGAGCCTTCTTCGTAAGCTGAACCAATTACGTAACACTTATAAGGTGCCAATGCTTCTTCGCTCTCTGTAGTTGTACCTGCTCCTGTAGCTACAGAAGTTGGAACTCCTTTGGGAACGTCATCTGAAAGACATCCTTTGATGGTTACTAGCTTCAACTCTGTATATTCTGCTACAGTAGTCTCATCGATAGCTTCCACTCTTGCGGTAACATAATCCATTCCACCAGCGGCAGGTGCCGTAGGGAACTTAACTACTTGCCCAACTAAGAAAAAGTTAGGTTTAGTATTGGTTGCACCTAAATCATGGGCCACAGATTGACCCAAAATATTTTGCAGGTTACCTTGGTTACTATAGTCACAACCCATCTTTGCATACCAAACATCACCCTTGCTCTCGAAGTTATCCATAGTTGCAGGTAATGAACTTGGTCCTGTAGAAGCTCCTAAGAACTCTACATATGCATAGCGCTTATGCCATGAAGGCCTGCGCTCGGTATATTTGAATACAGGGTCGTCAGTCGGTCTTTTGCTCACCTTGCTCAGGAACCGAAAAAAAGGGTCCTGTGCTACATTGAGCTCAGACACACGATCACCGAAATTGTATTTCCGACGTAACGCGCCTGTTAGAAGGGTGGCTGAATTGCCAGAACCCGCACCAGGATTATTTGGGGCGGTGGCTTCTTCAAAATCACCCAGTTTAAATAAGTCAGCCATAAGCTAAACTCCTTTCATTGAAGTTCGAATAGAGGGCTCTATATAAAGAGTGCTACCCGAACAGGTTATCTATGTTATCATCAGAACCATTGATTGCGTCAAATACACTATCTTCAAATGATTTGTCGCTTCCTTTGGCGCTGTTGGCTCCACTTGCACTTGTAGGAATGTTGCGAACATTTTTCATCTGCTGAACCATGTCTTTTTTGGTTGCAGTAGCTGTATTCGCTTTAACTTGATCCTTATTTACTAGAAGATGTAAGTCATCCAAAGTCATAACATGCTTATCAGCCTTCTCCATCATAGATGAGAATTGATCATCTGTCATATTATTAGCCTTTTTAAACTCTGCTTCCTCAGTCAGTCTTGCCCTTTCAGCAGCAGCTTCATTATTTTGAGCTTGCTGATGGTGTAGCAACTTATTAACCTTATCATTGACTATAGTGTCTACGCTCCTTTCAAATACTTTAGCAGAATCCGAGTCTGGATTCTTTACAGCATCATCAGGGTCAAAAACAAACTCTTCGTCAAGTCCAAGACTTTCAGTAATAGACTTAGGAGGAGCACCTCCATTCTCTAAGTATCCTCGTACATGATCTACAAGTCCACTATCGTTTTTCATCGCGTTTAAAACGGGTACAAAGGGTTTCAATCCAGAAAGTTCATTATGCATTTTCTGAGCTTCCCGTGATGAATCTTTGTAACGCTTTTCCCAGTCCACATCGCTTTTAGCGGTATTGGAGCCTTCCGTTTCGTGAGTTGCCTGTTCAGGGTCACTTTTTGGAGGGGTTACCTCAGTGGGTGTTTCTTCAAATGTATCTTCTTGTATAGCGCTGTTTACATCCTCTTCTAGCGCTGCAAAGAAATTCTCACTGGAGCCTTCATTCGAAGGGTTGCCTGTGTTATTTTCATTGTCCATCATACTCTCCTTATTATGTTAGTTTGTAACTTACGACGAATTATTATTACCCTGCAAGTCTTTTTTTGCATTTATTTCAGCATTTTTTATCGCCTGTTGGACTCCTAAGCCCAATTTTGTATTTTCTGTATCTGCTTTTGCAGCCATGTTAGCCTGTAAAACTTTTTGCTTTGCTTTAGTATCTCTATAAATATCTTTTGTCTCAGCCTTTACTTCAGCCTTCTGTTTACTGATTTCCATTTCGGCTGCCATGACTTTGCCTTTAATACCAGCTTGTACAAGTTGTCTTTCAAGGGTTTCAATCGTGCCGTCCTTATCCTTGATCGCCTCAGATAACTGTTCAACTTGCCCCGATAACTGTGCATATAATGTTTTCCTTTTAGCTATTTGTTCTTTGTTTCTTATATCTGTTTCAGCTAATACAGCTATATCATCAACTACCCCAAATTGCAGCAACTCTTTTAGCTCAGCAAGATATGCCCATCTATTAACAGGTAATGTAGATCCTGCGACTATCCTTATGTCAAATTTAGCTGCCGCATAATCATGATACTTACCAATAGCTTCTCCCAGGTCATTATACATAGGAACATTTATCTCTACTTCTCTCTGCTCTTGTAGCGCACTAGGTTGTATTATCCTAAATACCTTATGGGCTGTGTATACAGCCTGGGAATATTCCATTACCACTAGACCTACTTGCTTTAATGCTGGCTCTATTACATTCTTCATCCATTGCTTTACACGACGAGTACCATATTCATCTTGTGCTAGCATACCCCTGTATGTATCATGCTGTCCAGAGACATCACCTTGCATAGAGGAGTATATACCAGCCAAGTATTCCATATCTCCCTTGCCTTCATTTACAATTTGAAAAAATGCATTAGCTAATGGTGCTGGCAAAATTGGAGTTGGTGGAGTTGCTCCTGGCCGCACAGGTAATAATGCTCCTGGCGAACTTGAATATTTTTCCCAATGACCAGTATCTATAGAACCTTCTTCATGCATAAATCTAAGAGAGGATCCTAGAGAAGCATTATGTACCATTATTTGATGAGCTTTATTCAGTTCTCTTTGTTTGCCAACTAGTGGTGACACCGCTGATGTAGGATAAGGTGTGCCTGTCCACTTAAAATGAAAAGGTACCAATGGATATTGTGTTATTGTATCTGGGAGTTCTTTTTCGTATAATGTCTTATCCCCTACTACACATGTCTGAGTCATTCTTTGCTTGTGAAAGGGAATAACCTCTATAACCATTTTAGCAAAACTTGGATCCTTAACCAAGATATCATACTCACTCTCTGTAACAACCTGATTTCTAACTTGCTGTATCTGACCAACAAGTTCGGAAGTCATCTGCTGTTCTGCCATCATTAACTCTTCTTCATTAGCCTTCTGCATCTTTTCCATCTCTAGATCATATCTAGCTTGAATCATTTGTCCAGATTGTACAGCCTGGTCTAATTGTATTGTCTGTTCTTGTAATGCAACATCCTTTTCAGCCTTCAGCTCCTCCATTTGTACTGCGACTTGTTCCTTTATCTGCTTTAATTGCTCTGGAGTAGGCTGATCCTGGTAGAATACATTGATATAGGAAACACTTTTCTTTTCCCATAATTCGAATAGCTCTAGAAACTCTTCGTGCTCTCCTGTTTTTGGATCAATTCCCTCTGATGCAGGTATATCCTTATACGTGAAATCTTTCTGATCTTTACCCAATGCTTTTTGAGTATAGGAAAAGTCTTGACTCTCACTAGATGACGCTTTCTTTATCTTATTCTTGAATTCGGGAAAGAGCTCTGCAATATGGCTCTTTGGGAGCACCTTTCTAATAAGAACATAAGAAGCATCTCTAAACAATAGATCTCTAGACTTTGGGTCTACAAATATGTCAAATGGATCTGGTTGTTCTATTATAACCTCACCCATACCATTATCTGCGTCCTTATCCACAGTTATAAGCATATACCCTAAGCCTTTGGTAATAGCATCATTTATAGTATTGCCATATATAGCAGGACCATCTGAATTGTACCATATATAATCAGCCATATCAGAAAATACTGCTGCCACATCTACATCAGATCCTTCTGAGCCAACTGCTTGCCATCTAGGATCGTTAGCAGTACCGTAGAAGTTCAGCATCTCTACTACAGGCGTTATTCTGTTAATTGTAAATGTAGGCATACCTTGTTCTTCTAATGCTAACTTTTCTGCAGCACTCATCTGATTATCGTTAGCAAAATCGTATCCCTGTTGATTTACAGTCTCCCAATCGATTCTGGTTCCACTATTGGATCTGTGAAATAACGTCTTTACCCTCTCTGCTGTTTTATCTTTCTTTTGTCCCATTAATCTAATGCCCTCTGGTTATAAATTTTATTATCTCTCTTCCAGCTCTTTCGCCTATCTACTATAGAGTCTGGATCTGTTTTCCATCCAGCCCAATGATAATTAATCCAGAAGTCTTCTAGCCCCTGGTCTCCATGTTTCTTTACTTCAGATAGGTTTGCTGCGACATGTCCCTCGCCTCTATTGGGTATAGCCATCATGTTTGTCATAAACAGTGCTTTTTGCATATCTGGAGATATTTTTGAAAAGTCATCTGGTAGACTTTTTGCAAGTTTCATCATAGCATCATTCCCTTGGCTCTTATAGTAATTGTAGAATCTTTGCTTAGCTATTTGTGCCCCCTGATCTTCTCCTATTTCAAATTGAAAGAGCCCTCTACCAGGTCCATCCTTATAACTTATAACATTGCCGTCCTTACCATACTTATCATTAACCTGTTGAACTGCCCCAGCTTCTCCTTTACTTTCATGAAAAGCTATCCTATCTAAATAATCATCAATCTCAGACTCATCTAAATTACTATATACATTTGCATATGAACTCTTTAACTCGTTATAAATTTCAGTAGGGTCAAATGTTTGGTCAACCTCCCAATTCGTTGCTCTATTATTACTCATCTTAATCCGTTCCCACCACGTCGTCTCCCCTTTTGACCCTTTCCCCCGCGTCTACGTGCCTCAATTACATACTCCCAGTCATGCTCGTTAAATAATGCTCCTTCTACGATCTGTGGTTCTCCATTAATCATAGTGGCAAATACAATAAGTTTTATCATGCTGTTACCCAATGTTTAGCTTTTGGTTTATGTTTATAGTACTCTCCCTTTTTATTTTGCTTAACACCCTTAGGTGGATGTGCAAACTTACATGCATATGCTAATGCATCTATAGTATCATCATGACCCATTCTAGGACCGAAAGTTATAATTTCTCGTTGAAGATCATACATATCTTTCTTAATGTGTACCGAACCGATTGAAAACCTTTGCGCAAGTATTTCTTGAATCCTGTCGCGTTTTGACATTCTATTGCCTGGTTTTTCAGCAATGTACTTAACCGAAAAGTCATTACGTCTACGCATTTCTGCCATAAGCGCTTGAAAAACTGGCTTAGACATTGTAGTATCTTCGACTGTGAACAAGCCAGGATGAAAGATGTCATTAAGCTTGAACATGTAATCAACGATTCCCTTCTTGCCATCTCCGGGTATACCGAGAACAGCGAGGCTACGCTTGCGAATATAGTCCAAAACATACACATTGTTATCTGGATCAACACCAACAGTAAGTAAAACGCTGAAGTCGCTATCCCTACGAGTAGAATCTGTAGCGGGATCAACACCCGTAAAAACGTTAAGAGGCTTAACATCACCCTCAGCGGTATGCAGAAAAGACACCCCAGTTTCTTTATCATGTACAAAACTTCCCTCCCAATACTTAATATGATTTCTAGTAAATATTGCATCTTCTGCGCTTTGAACTTCCATCATATACTCTTGATAGAACTTCTGAGGAGCTCCAGAATCAGCATAAAATTTCTTTTTTCTCTCCATTTCCTTGTGACCAAACCAACTTGGCCACAGGGGAGTACCATCATCCTGTATAGCCTTATGTGTTACTACTTTCCAGCTAAAGTCTTTCCCTTCCGCTTTAGATCTACTATAGTTAACCAAGATATTATTAATGAAGCTATCATAATGAACGGGAGTGCCATTAATGCGAAGGCGGCCAGTCCCAGGTTCAAGGGCAGGGAATACAACAGCCGTAACAAGGTTATTAATTTTAGCCCTAGACTCCGGTGTAACGGTATTATTCTCGTCTTCAAAATCATCCAATACAATAAGGTCGTACCTCTTATGTAATTTCGCACCACCTCGTATACCTGAAAGGTTAGATTTACTGATAAGCTTAGTCCCATTTTTAAGTTCGATATCATCTTCTGTCCATTTTCTCCCTTTTAGATCACCGAAATAATACCGCACTTTATCATTATATTCCAAGTGATATTTTATATAGTCTAAATTAGGAACTGATATCTTGCTAGACGCTGCTACCCATCCATAAAATAATGGATCAGAAGCAAAGCAAAAATCATGCATAATACTACATTTAGTCAATACGGTTTTTCCATGGCCCCTAGGCAGTATGACGGCAAGTTGCTTAATATTAAGATCATTAACAACATCGGCTACTTGATAGTGGAAAAAAGGTGTCTCTGACCGCATAAAATCATCAGGAAGAAATAGCTTACCAAAAGCAATAATGTCTTCCTTTGCAAGTTTGAGCTCTTCTTCTGCTTGTGATACATTTCTAGTATTAATGTTTGCCATACTTTAAATCCATATACATATCCTCAGTAACCTTTTGCTCTAGGTTTATGCTTATTCCATTCACCCTCCACTACTTGTGTACCTTAGTTAAAAATTCTTTAGGGATTCCTTCATCAAATATATATGTCAAACCTCCTCCTTGTTTAACAGGGGCAGTTCTTAAGTTATTTTTAGCCCAAGAAGATGGCATTTCAAATTCTAATATACTAGGTCTAGATTTTTCTCCCTTTAAAACATAATCCCTTAAATGGCTATATTCTGGAGCTTTACTTAATCTATTAGCATAAGATGCTGCATATTTCTTAGAATCAGTTGTCCAAAAACTATGTTTACCACTTTTTCCTCCACCTATAAATTTACCATCTTTTACCATCTTACCTTTCCACCATGTAGGCACTCCTCTATACACTGTAACCATTTCTTCACCAGCCTCTTTAGCAGCTTTTAAGGCTCTTTTACCAGCAACAAACTGTCCGATAATAGGGATAGCTGAAGCTCCGGATAATGCAGCTTCTCCAAACTCCCCTTCAGCAGCATACAATAGAGCATCTGCTGCATCAGCTACATTACCAATGGCAGGAGTAAAGCCAGCCACCATGAGCATATTATGAACATCCTCTCTAGTTACTTCTGCTTTATCTCCCAATAGATCTACAGCCGTCTTATCAGCTGTAGCATGCTGCATCATAGCAAAAGCATTATCATTAATATTCGCCATTTACTTTTCTTGATCACTATACTTCATAGCACTATCCCTAAACTGATCAAAATCACCTTCATAATTTTCATTAAAGAAAGCTCCAAACTCCTCAAAATAACTCGGATCATTGTCTTTGGGGTAGTCCAGCCTCTCCCTGAAGAATGATTGTGATAAAGACCCTATATACTGGTCATAATTAAGCTTTTCAAATAATCCAGCATTCTTATCATCTTGATACATTCTTTTTAGATATGCTTGTGCCTTTCTATCCATAGAGGCCTGCTCATCTCTGGTGGCTTTAGTATTGTAAAAAGACTCTGTGTATAGATTACCTGTTGTTTGAGAGCTATTCATCATTGCATCAAAAGCTTTATCATCGGTCTTGCTTACTGTTATCGGCATTATTTTATCTCCTATTTAAAAATCTTTTGTAAATTTAATATTATAGTTACCATCTTTAGACTTGTGAAAGTTTTTACCTTCAAGTTCTACACCATAACCATCACCCAGATCGAAACCGGCTGCAACCCTAAGATCTTCAAGCATACCTTTAGCGGTATTAGTAGGATCCGTGCCATTTCTTATAGCTCTTCCAACATTGGATGCAAGAGCACTAGGCAGATTGTGGTCTAGAGTCAATCTCTCTGTAAAACTTTTCCCTTTCATGGGCGTCATATTATCCTTACTATCAGGCATCTTTATCTCCTTCCTTTAGCTGTGGTCTTTCTGCCTCTTCTAATTTATCTGGAGTAAAACCTTGGAATAATGCCCCAGTAACAGTGGTTACCTTTGTTGAAGTTTTATCTTCCAGATCTAATATATCACTAAGTTTAAAAAGCGCCCTCAGGCGCACATCTTCCTTTTCAGCATTCTTAGATGTGTACTGTATATCTTTTAATACAGACTCGTCATCTATGCCTAATTTCTCTAATACTGGCTTTAGTTCTTCCTTCACTTGACTCCTTATTCTCTCTAATTTCATAAGCTGAGTGGCTCGCTCTGTAGCATAGCCAGATTGCCCTGTTGGGAATGCTTTCATATAGGCCTCCGTCATTGGTAGGCCTGCTACCATATACTGAATAAATAGGGTTTCGTGCTTACTATTTGTGGTCCGATCCAAGAGAGTCTCTTGTGGATTCTTACCGCCAAATGAGTAGATGTGATCTCGCCTACTCGTGTCCATTGTTACGCTCTTCCTGACAGGGAATGTTCCCGTGCAAGTTCCGACGTACTCTCTGACCTTATTCCGAGTAAGCATTTCACCCTTTCGAAGTATCTGAATTATGCAGTTATCATCTGCTCTAACCCAATCTCCAATTACAGCCTTTCTCCAGTTTTCTTGGACTACCAGGCCGCTAGGTAGCTCGTCATCCTCATCGTAAACACGATGGGCAAGTCCATTTACTTTATACTCTCTCATATCCCTTTGTTATAACCTCTCCTTACTCCTCACTTCGTGAGTCGCTTAACAGTCGAGGTAATAACTGTGATTAAAATTAATTACTCGGCTCGTCGATAGGCGAGTCGAATAAAGTTCTTTAGGCTTTAGCCTTGTCTTTAACCTGTCTTAATATATCTAAAGTTGTTGATACTTCATATTTGTCATCTGCTATAGCTTGAAAGTAATCAACCTCCTTTTGAATCACATCAACACTCTCTTCGATATACTCTACCTCGTCTGTGTTATCATCAAAAACAATAGTTAAGTTATAAACCTTCATGCAACCTCCTTTATATTAAGCATAGTTACTAGTAGTAGTTTACTAGGTCTTATAGATATGATGCAAGTTTTTTTTTCAGTTCTAAGTAGCTGGTTTTACAGTACTTAAGAAATACCGACCAGCGAGTCGGAATCTGGGAAGTAGATCCTAAACGCTTTTGCAGGTGTTTCTGCAATTTACCTACATCTTTACGCATTGTTACATACTCCTGCAGCAATGAAGATACATCGTAAATAGCCCTCTGTTGGTTATCTACTTGCAGCTCTAACTGTTGGATATAGTCTGCTAACTGGTTGTATGTAAGTTTCTTTTTCATCTTTCTTTTCATCTTTTCCCCAAAATATATGCTTATGGTCTACATC